TTGTGTAATATTAAAATGGAAAGACAAGGTGTAGTAGCTTGGAGATTTGGTATAGATACTAATAATGCTGATTTAAAATTTGATGCTGGTGATGACGCCTTAGGTGGACCAGAAGTTTTATTTACAACAAGCGGTGCAGGACATTTTGATAATGACGTAGTGGCTTTTTCAAGTAGCACAGGATCCGATAGAAGATTAAAAGAAAATATCAAGCCAATATCTTACGGGCTTAAAGAAGTATTGCAAATCAATCCAGTAGAATATGATTGGAAAGAAAAAAGAGATAAGGCCCACGACATTGGTGTTATAGCACAAGAAATAGAAGAAATAATACCTGAAATAGTGAAAGAACATAAAGATCTTAAAACAGAAAAAGAATTTAAAACAGTGGACTACGGAAAAATGGTATCTGTTTTAATTAAAGCAATTCAAGAACAACAACAAGAAATAGAGGAATTAAAAAAATGCCTAAAATCATAACAGAAATACCAAATGGCGATGACGTCAAAATGGTTCAAATTAAACATACAAGATCTGCAATAGATGCAGAAGGTAATGATATTGAAGTATTAGATTATACAGAAAATAATCTTTTAAGCGAAGCGTTGACAAATGCCGAAACAAAAAAAGCTAGTATTGAATCACAATTAGCAGCAGTAAACCAAGAAATTACAGAATTAGAAACAATTAGAGATGCTGAATAATGTCAATACCTGTAATACCTAATCACGCAGGGGCAAGTGGCTCAGTTGGGCTAAGGTTAAAAAATGATATTGCTGAATCTTGTAATTTAAATCAAACAACAGATATCAGTTTAAGAGGGTTATCAATAGGAACACCAAGTATGTCTTTCAATAGTAATCCGAATGTTCAAACATTGGGGTTTGGCGAAAGCATTACAATATCAGAGGGGTATTTAGCTAATTGGCTTGTGGCTAACAACCTTGATAGCTCATTTGACCAAACAGACCCCAACCAACATAAAATGTCTGAGTTCCCTGTTGGAAGAAGTTGTCAAACAGCAGGACATTTACCAAGATAAAATTTATTTAATAATAAACAGGAGTTAATAATGAGTGAAGAAAGAAAAATAACGATTGATGAAAAAGACTATGATTTTGATTCGTTATCACAGGAACAACAAATATTAGTAGAACACATTGATACTTGTCGTAGAAATAAAAGTCAATTAATGTTTCAAATAGATAAAGAAAGCGTTGCAGAGGGAGCCTTTGTAAAAATGCTTACTGAATCTGTAAATAAAAAAGATGATAAGAAAGAAGAAAAAGATGCCTAAATTAAATGTTGTAGCAGGAATCATAGATAAAGTAGCAGATAAAATAGATGACTTTACACTTGACAAAGCAGAAAAAGCACAGCTTATGCAAGAGATTAACAAAGCACAGCTTGAAGTTAATAAAGTTGAAGCAGGGCAAACAGGAATCCTCGTAAGGTGGCGTCCATTTTTAGGTTGGGTTTGTGCAAGTGCGTTCGCATATCATTATGTTTTGCAACCATTTTTGCTATTTATACTAACAGCAAATGGTATGCAGATAGAACTTCCAGAGTTCGATATGGGAACATTGACAACAGTCTTGATGGGGCTTTTAGGTATGGCGGGAATGCGTACGTACGAAAAAGTCAAAAAGTCTGTATGAGTTTTGAAGAAATAATTAATAAAGTAATTCAGCACGAGGGCGGATATGTTAATGATTCACTTGATAAAGGTGGAGAAACTAACTTTGGCATATCAAAAAGGTGGTATCCTAACGTTGATATTAAAAATTTATCAAAAGAAGATGCTATCGCAATCTATTATAGAGATTATTGGAAGCCCTCAAAAGCTGAAAAGCTACCTGAACATTTACAGGCAACATATTTTGATATGTGCGTCAATTTAGGTAAATCCAGGGCAACTAAGATACTTCAACAAGCTATAAATAGCAATAAACGTTCTAAAATAGCTGTTGACGGGCTTATCGGCGATATAACGATACAAAGTGCCGTTAAACTTACAAAAGGGCGTTTACAGGCGTATAGATGTTTATTTTACGCAAAGATAGTTCAACAACAACCAGAACAAGAACGATTTTATTATGGTTGGTATAAGAGGGCATTAGACGTATGAGAAAAGTTAAAAAGACTGGAATAATATTTGGTGATATGCACTTTCCACTACACGATGAAGAAGCTTTTAGTTGTGCATTGGAAGTAATTAAGCAAGTTAAACCAAACATATTTATTAATTTAGGCGATTTTGCTGAGGGAGAGTATGTTTCTCATTGGCGTTGGAGTAGAAGAAAACGCCCACCATTAGAATATCAATTACCAATGATTGATAAAGAAGCAGAAGAAATTAATATGCATATGGATAGAATTGATTATGCTTTAAAAGAAGTAGGTTGCAAAAAAAAGTATTTAGCTATGGGAAACCACGATAATTGGTATAATGCTTTTGTTGAAGAAAACCCTTATTTAGAACAATATAAACCTGAAAATCTTTTTAAAATAAAAGAAAGGGGTTATGATTGGTATCCTTATGGGGAAATATTTAAAATAGAAAACAGCAAACTTTACGCTTATCACGGCGGGCATTATAGTTCTATAAACCATAGCAGGACAACAGTCCAAAACTTAGGTTGTAATATAATCTATGGGCATACCCACGATTGCCAAAGAAGTGTGGTGCAACATATATCAGGAGTGCATATTGCTCAAAGTATGGGTTGCTTGTGTAAAATAAAAAAAGATTTTTTAAAAGGAAGAAAAGTTAATTGGACTCATAACGTAGGCGTCATTGACTTTTTTGATGATGGATATTTTAATCTTATAACATTAGATATTCACGATGGAATAACAACTTGGAACAATAAAATAATAAAGGGAAAACAATGGAATTAGGCGAAGCAATAAAAAAATTAAAAGAACTATCTGCTATGTTAAAAGCTAAAACAATATCTGATAGAGAAAAAGCACATTTTGAGCCTGAATTACATCGCATAATAGAAAATTTAGAAGTTCCAGAATTAATAGGAGAATTTAAAAATGAGTACTTATCTTGAGAATTATTGCACTATTGAAGATATTCAATTAGTTGCACCATTTGTATTTGATTATGACAGAAAACGAACTATCAATAATTGGGTAAGTCATAGCGGAAGCGGTAGTAGTCAAATTTGGAAAGCAGGAAGTGTAGGTAAATTTACTATGCTTTATGAAAACGATATTGAACAAACATCAGTTTCATCAGTTAGTGATGTAAACGCAGATAATAAATTTTATTTTGATGAAGATGACGATGTCGTTTATTTTAGACCAACAGGAAGTAATAATCCAAATTACGATGTTGTCGTTATGACAGGTAGGGATAATAAAACTCTTTTTACAGAGTTTATATCAAGAAGTTCCGACTTTGTGCGTTCTTATATTAATAAGCCTGTATATAAGATAAAGGGTGTCGGAACAGGGGATAGTTTAGGTAGAGAATACCCTGAAATAATTGTTAGAGCAACTGCTTTACTATCTGCAAGTTTAGCAATTATGCCCTATGATAACGAAAGAGGAACTGAAATACAAGATATGGCTTATAACCCCGTAGAACAAACAGGAATCCTTGATTTAATAAGAAAAGGCGTTGTATCACTTAATCAAGATGAAGATGGTAGAGATAAAATAGTTAAAGAAATATCTATTAATAGTAATACAACAGGAACTATCGTAGATACTTTTGGACTTCCGCAAACTACTTATGATAGAATTAAAGTAAAGATTAACACTGGGGGAACATTAACTCCAGGAAGTGCTTCATCAATTACTTTTAGCAGTTTTGTAGGAGATACATCAGGATTGAAAATAAATAAAACTACTGATGGAGAAATTATAGATGGCGGTTTCCAGGCGGTAGGACACGGAGTTTATGTAAGATTTTCAGAGGGAGTTTACACGGCTAACGATGAATGGGAAGTAGAAGTATCAGGTTTAGACCACACAAGCGGTGGTGGTATCAACAGCATACAATTAAAAAGGAGATAGATATGCCAAGTCATTATGGAAAAGGTAAAAAGAAAAAAAAGAAAATGAAAAAAGGTAAGAAGAAATAATGCCTAAGAAAAAACGTAAAAAAGCACCAAGAGGATACCATTATATGCCAGACGGCAGATTAATGAAGAACTCTGCTCATAAAAAACGTAAAAAAAGAGCTAAAAAATAATGCATTTAAAAAGGCAAAAAGCACTTTTGAAGAAACACGGGTTAAGGGCGGTCAATCGTCCAAAGATGACGCCCAAACACCCTAAGAAAAAAGCGTTAGTTTTAGCTAAGGTTGGCAAACATAAATTAAAGCTTATAAGGTTTGGGGCTCAAGGTATGGGGCATAATTATAGTGCTACCGCAAGAAAATCTTTTAAAGCAAGGCATAAAAGAAATATTGCAAGAGGTCCAAGCAGTCCTGCATATTGGGCTGATAAGTTTTTATGGAGTGGTCCAGGGGGTAGAAGTAAAAGACCGCCGAAAAGACAAAAAAGAGTGTTATGAAAAAAAGTGTTAATTTTTACCGAACTAATGGTAAAAAGAAAACAAGACAAGGACAAAGCAAGCGAACTAAATATGGCACTAAAATTAGTAAAAAATATTATAAGAAAAAGAAAAGAGGGCAAGGATAATGACGCAAGTTGAATTTACAAATGTTTTCAAAACGCAAGTTATTGATAACATACAAAAGCTAATTAAAGAAACTATTCCAAGCGTTCCGCTTTTTTTTGATGAACATAAAGGACAAGAAAGTTTTTTATTAGAGCCAACTTCTGATTCTTTTTTAGAGTTTGCAAGCAACGCACATATCAGAACTTTTACTTGCGAAATTAGTTATCAGATTAGAAGCGGTGGAGAAATGACAAGAGATGGGGCTATTAATAGACTTACAAACAGGTCTGAACAATTAAAAAGAATTTTTTTCAATAATCGTGATTTAGTAGAATCAAATCAGTCGCAATGGTATAATGGCAAAGTAATGGATATAATTTTTGAAAGAGATGAAGAAGAAGAACAAGTCAAAAGGTTTGTTTTAACTTTTGAATGCAATGTAAACGAGGTAGTATAATGAAAGTAAAATTAAAAAAAGGTTTGCGACATCTTTCTTTGAAGCACACAGGTTTATCATCAACAGAATATGATAACTTAATTCAAGGTAAAGAAGTTGCATTAAATGAAAAAAAAGTAGTAGTGCTTAAAGATTTAGGCGTAAAACTATCTACTGAAAATAAAAAAAAGATGAAAGAGGAGAAATAAAATGGCTAAGGTATATGGAAAAAGCGAATATTCTATCGGCTTAAAACATAAGACTGGTAGTGCATTCGGCACAATGGCTGTAACAAGCGGAACATATAAATTGCTTCCTGTAATAAATGTATCATCTCCAGTCCTCAATTTAATTGAATCAGGGGAGATACGAAGCAATAATGCAGGTATGATTGAACTCGATAGGGACCAATTTAGAAGTAGGAAAGGCGGATTTGTTACACTTGATTTTGAAGTTCCTGCTGAATTAGGTTTCACGCAACGATTAGTAACAAACGTTTTACAAGACCACACGCAAAGCGGAAGTGGAAGTAATTTAGTTCACACAACACAAGCTAAAAGTGGAGCATTATTAAGTCGCCCAGACTTTGATGCATCATCTGCTTTTTTGTTTGATATTGCTTTATATGGAGCAGGAAGTGGAGAAGATAAACTTATGTCAAATGCTGTATTACAAAATTTGACAATGAACTTTGATATGTCTGACGGAAGACTGCTTTTAAGCGGAAGCTTTTATTCAGGTTTCGCAAGTTCAACAGGGTTTTTAGTAGGGCAAACTGTAGGCTCAGAGCCTGCACTTCACTCAGGAACTCCAACACAAATTGAATCATATTTTGATACAAAGCAATTAGACGTTAATGGAAGTGCAACTAATTTAGTAATGACAGGAGTGTCTTTTACTATTGAAAATAATCTTGCAAGAGTTGGACGTGCCGCTGATGGCGATGCAGAAAACTATGCATTTGGTATCCCAAGCGTAAACATTACAGGAGAGTTATCTTTTATGTATGATGACAACTTCAATGATGGTGCGAATAATGTTATATCTGACTTTTTAGCAGGAAATACTGCAACTTTAACATTAAAGCAAACAAGCGACGGAACTGTTGATGCCGCAGGCGAAATGTCAATCGTAGCAGAAATATACTCTACTGCAGTTAATTATGATTTAAATGCAGATACGGGTGCTATTATGACTATACCATTTAAAGTTGTGCAACCTACACATAATTCAACAGGTGCGATAGACGGCACTGCGTTTGAATTTAAAGTTGTTGACGGGCAAGACGTATCAAGTTGGTAAAATAAACAGGAGTTAATATGGAAGTGAATATGTTCAATAAAAAGTGGAAAGTTAATAGCATAACTTATAAAGAAAAAAGAGAGTTGTGGCAATTAAGCTTAAACGCTTTTAGAGATGATAATATAAGTCAAGACGACTATTTTAAATTAATTAATCGTGTTGAAGAATTATCAGGGCTTACTGAAAAAGATATGAAATCTTTGACAATGGGCAAAATAGACTTGTTATTACAACAAGTTTTCACAGATTATATGGGGCTTGAAAAAAAAGACTCATAGGACTTTGTAGCTATGTGTGGTTTTCTCAGTTGGGATATCCGCACATAGCATTAGAGTTTCCATACAAACGACAAAGCCCTTTAACTAAAACAACTACAACATATCATAATATTGAGCAAGTATGGGAAGAAATATATGAACTTGTTGATAAATGGAGTGATAATAAATTTTCATTAGGTAGGAATCTTTATTTTCATTTGCCTTTATTTATGAATCCTAAATGGATTTTAGATTCAGATTATAATACTTATATGCGTGAATTTAATTACATTACTGAATTTAATATTCCTTTGGGTAGAGATTTAGATAGCACAGACGCTTTTAAATTAGAGATTATGGGTGTTATCAAAAATGAAATTAATCAAATTAAAAACTATATGAGTGAGAAAAATGGCTGATAAAAAAATAAGATTGTTAGTTCAAACAGAAGTTAAGGACGCAATATCTAAATTAAATAGAACGGAAAAGCAAACTAATAAGCTTTTAGTCGGTTTTAAGGGTTTAGTTAAGGGCGTAGCTCTATTCGCAGGTGCTGCAGCATTGGGGGCAGTTGTAAAGTCTTCCGTTCAAACATCAGCGGAGTTTGAAAGACTTAGAACAAGATTAGTTGCCTTAAAAGGTAGTGTTGCAGGTGGTAGAGAAGCTTTTGAATCTTTTAACAAAATAGCAAAAACAACACCATTCCAACTTCAAAACGTGGTAGAAGCAGGGGCTCAATTAGAAGCTTTTGGTGCTGATTCAGAAAAAACTTTAAAATCAGTTGCAGACCTCGCCGCATTTATGGGAACAGATATTGTTGATGCCGCAAACGCATTTGGTAGAGCCTTTGCAGGTGGTGCAGGTGCAGCCGATGTTTTACGTGATAGAGGTGTATTAACACAAGTAAGATTGAAATCAGGGTTTGATGATTTATCTAAATTAACATTGCCTGAATTTAGGCAAGCATTAGAGGATACTTTAACAGACCCCGAGGGAAATATTGCAGGTGCGACTGATTTATTAGCACAAACTTTTTCAGGTTTAGTTTCAAACTTTCAAGATAGTTTATCACAACTTCAAGCAAGCATTGGTGATTTACTTGCCCCAACAATAAAAAGAGTTATAAGTGTTTTAAAAACATCTACGGACGCTTTGGCAGAACAATTTAAAAGGTTGGGAGAAACTGAATTAGAAACCACATTGAGATTAGTAAAAGAATTAGGTGGAGAATTTACAGAACTTGCTATTAAGTCTAATGAAATTAGAATTATGAGCATTGATGAACAATTAGGTGGTAAAACATCTGAATCAGTGTTAAATAATA